AAGTATTGCCGCCAACACTGGTTACGACAATTGCCGGTATGGGCATGGGCAGCGCGGCAGACAGCGTGTCTTCTATTCGGCAGGAGCGCAGCTTTTATAATCGCTTACAAAAAGCTGGTTACGCAAAAGATACAATCAAACAAATTGTAAGAAAAATTGGGTTTGATGATAGCGCGGTTTATTTAGCCGAGACCCACCAAGACATTTTAAAGCAGGCATTACAGGCCGATGTTCCGCCTTCGGTGATGGGTGATATGCGGGATTCACTGACGCCCGGCTTGGTTTTGAATACATATAATCAGGCCAGCGAGAACGGGAAGAACGAATCGGCGGGGATCCGTGCGGTTGAGGAACTCACAGGAAGCAAGCAGTATCGGTTTTTGCAAGCGCAATTGCGTGATGCAATGCTGACGAAACGCGAACAGCCGGCGGCAGAACCAGCAGCAGAGCCAGAGCCAACGCCAGCAGTTGAGCCGGAGACTGCACCGGCTGTCGAGACTGTTGTTGAACCGGCTATCGAGCCGACACCAACGCCAGAACCGCGCCTTGTTAATGTTCCAGCAATACAAGTTGCTGATGAAGATATTGCCTTGCGTCCAAAATTGATGCAATTCAAGGAGATTGAAGAACCACTTACAGGAACAACGGCGCAGCATAAAGAGACTATCGGCGGCGAATGGGATGATATAAAAGCCGGCACGTTGTTGTTATGGGAGCCGATCAATCCGAAGGAACATGACCTTGCGCCTGGACAAAAGTATATTGTTGCCGATGGACATGGCCGCGTTAATTGGGCGCGCAAACAGGAAGTTAAGCCGCAAGGTTTTAACGCGCAGATTTTAAGGGAAGCAGACGGATTTACAGCCGTGGAAGCAAGAATAATGGCCGCAGTAAAAAACATAGCAGATGGGAAAGGGACAATCTATGATCAAGTCAAAGTCTTACGAAACATCGCAGGAACACGAGGAAAGACTGAAGCGGATGTTTTCGCCAACAGAGAAGGAATCAGGGGGCGCAACGCCGCGATCATTGCTTTCGATTCCGGTAACTCTTTGCACGACGCCTTTATCAACGAACAAGTCAAGCCAGAAACAGCAGCCTTAATTGCGAAGACTGCGCCGGACAATGACGCTTTGCAACGACTTGGATTACGGTTTGCGCTGGATCGTCAAAAAGACGCGGTAATCGAAGCGAGTATGAACGCGGCGCAAAAAGCATCTGAAGCAGGGCGAATACCGACAGCAAAGCAAACCGATATGTTTGCGGATACGAGCTTGGATGAAGAGTGGAAACGACAAGGTAAAATCATAGCGGCAGAAAAGACCAAACTGAAAGAGCGGTTGCTTGGGCGTAAGGCGATATTAAAACGTTACGAGGAAACAACGGCAACGGGCAGCGTATTGGCTGATAAAAAGCGCGTAGCGGATGAAGTGGCGAAAATAGAAAGCGAGCTTGCGCGGTGGGAAGAATGGCAGTTGCATGACGATCTGTCTGCCATTGTCAATCCAAAAGAGATAACCGATATTGTAAAGACAGAAGTTAAGCCTACGCCTGTGCCGGCGCCTACTCCCCCGCCGACACCAACGCCCACGCCAGCCGCGAAGCCGGTGGCAAGGACAGCAGAGCTTACTCCTCGGCAATATGAAGAGCGTATAGCCAAAATAGAAACTGAAATAATGAAGCGTGGAAAACCGCTTGAATTATTGGCTATTCAGAACGAAGCAAGCAACAGGGGATTGTCAGATCAAGAATACTTATCGTTATTGGAGAAATGGTGGAATAAACAACAGAAACCAGAACAGCCCCCCGCCCCCGCGCCAGAAACAAAAACATCGTCAACCCAGCCCGAACAAATTACGCCTCCACCCCCTTCAACCATAACGCAAACAAGAGAAGCCGAACAGGCTATTAGCGAAACGGAAGCGCGGGTGGGGGCACCTTCTCCGCAAGTCGAACAACTCATCAATGATAACCTGCAACGCGCAAGCGATATGTCCAGGCGGTTTAATATCCCGAACCTTACTGACGAAGACAAGTTCAGTATTGCGCGCGCCGCGCTTGTCGAAGCTGCCAACAACTTCGACCCATCAAAAGGCCGGTTTGATCTCTGGGCGTCCAACGCCATTCGTAACGCGCTTATTGACGCATATCGGAAACAGATTAAAGAGTCAGATGTAATAAGCCTGCAAGGTGAAATAAGCGGTCAATCCGAAAAAACATTACAGGACATTATTCCTGACTGGAACGAAAAGACGCCAGAAGCCCAAGCGCAAGAACGCGACTTGCTTGACAATATGCACGCTGTTATCTCCGGACTTGACGCGAACGACATGGAGGTTGTCGGCGCCATCCAGAACAATGAACCACTCCGGACGCTTGCCGAAAAACGCGGCATTTCTATTACCGAAATGTTCAGGCAGAAGCAAGCAGCTCTCGAACGTGTCAGAACGGCATTGGAAGCCAAAGGCATAGACCGGCAAGCGATAAACAAACTCTTTACTCAGCGTTCTCCGCAAATCTCAATGTCTCAAGCGAACACATCTGCAACGCCGGTTACGCCTACCGTAAAGGTAGAACAAGCGCAGAGGCGTATTGATAACTGGATAAGCAAGCAGGCCAATATGCCGGGCGTAATTGTCGTGCAGAAGGTTGAAGATGCCGCGCAATTCGGACTATCCGAATCGTCAATGTCGTTGCTGCGCAATTCTAATCCACGCGGTTTCTTCTGGGAGAGCGGCAACCAGGTTGTCGTAATTGCCGATGGGTTACGTTCTGTTGACGACGCGCTTGAAGTTGTCTTGCATGAAGCGATAGGGCATTATGGAGTTGGGCAGGTGCTTGGTAAAGACTTCGACAGCGCCATGCTCAAGTTGAGCAATGAAATATCCGACGCTGATTTGATGAAAGTGGCGGCGGATTATTACAATGCTTTACCGGATCAGGGCTTGGATAATCCGCTCGATTCAGAGGCAAACCGGATTTACTTGGCGTCCGAATATGTGGCGATAAACGCGCAGAACCAGCCGACGTTATGGCAGAAGTTTGTTGAATTGGTCAGAAAAGCTCTTGGCAAGATCATGCCGACAACGTATGTCAACGCGCTTGTGAAGCGTGGTGGCGTTGAATCAATCGTTCAGGCGAGCCGGAATTATGTGCGCGGCAGCGAGTATGGCGGCATAGAGAACTACTTGAGCCGCATGGAGCAGCCGGATATTCGCATGAGCGTTGCTCAGCCTTCATTATTCGGCGAGGAAAAAGGTAAAAGCTCGTTACGCCTTGACCTTGAGGCTATTGCCGCATTGCCGGTTGGAACAGTGCAAGCGGGTGTTGGCCGACAGGCACAGGCTGAACGTTCCTTATTACAGTTTGAAAGCATCAATAAAGCCAAAGAACTGTTGACACGGCTTGACAAAAACGAAATCGCCGAAAGTGAAGCCGGTCAACAATGGGCTGACCACATGTCAGAATCCATGAAACAGCAGGCGCGCATAGCCAGACGTGAAGCGCGCGCCGGCGAAGCATTAGGCAAACGCCAAGCGGAATTGTTCGGTGAGCCACAGGCGCAAGAAACTTTGCGGCTATCCGTTTCACCGCCACGCGCTAATCCTGTAACTGACGAGCCGACCCGTTCTCTTTACCGTGAGATGGAACGGGATTATAAACCCGGACATGTCGGCAAAACGGAAATGCAAGCGAGGGCGCAAAGCCAGATTGACAATGAATTGCAGCATAAGAACATGGCTACATTACTTGCCGAGACAAGCGTAAAAGGTTTTACAACCGAGCCGGAAGCGACGTTGCGCGCCCAGATTTTGCTTAATACTCCTGAATTTGCAAGGTTGTTTAACGGCACACCTGACCAGATTGACACCGCAATCAGTCTTGTTACCCAGACATTGAATCAAGGCACACGCACGGCGCGTTCAATGGCGTATCGCGTTGACCAGATGGAAACGCCGATGCAACGGCAAGTGATGATATTAAAGCTGCTCGCTTCTCCGCCATCCAAGGTTTTCAAGAACTGGCATTCGATGACTCCGGAAGCACAGAAAGCGCATTTAGATCAGCACCGCGCCAGAATGAAACGGGCGATAGCCTTTTTGAAAACAAAGGGCATCCACGATATTACCAAAGTGCCGGAAGCGATCTTGAGCGATGACCAAAAACTGGCCGAAGTCATAAATGCAATCTCGCAGCAATTTGCTTCAACTGGCGACAAGGTTTATGAGTATTGGCGCAATTCGATTCTGTCAGGATTGCACACGAATGTCGTTAACGTAACCAGTAACTTTGGCATGTCAACCTGGGAGATGTTCGTTCAGCGTCCGGCAGAAGCGTTGTTGAACATGTTTGTCAAGAACCCTATGGCGCCGACCTTCGCTTCGCTTGCGGCTGCCTATAAACAGATTTTCCCAAACATACACAATGCTAACCTTGCTTTAATCAAATCATTCCAAACCGAGACCGGCATGTATTCGGCGATAGACACCAAAGGCGAAACGGCGATTGCCGGCAAAAAGGGACGTGTAATTCGCGCGCCACAACGGGCTTTGCTTTCGATAGATGAATGGTTCAAGACTATTCTTGTTAAGTCGTTGAGCTACGATTACGCCACGCGCATTGCTGACAAGAACAAATTGACCGGCATTGGCCGCGCTGCTTATATCGAATGGGCGGCAAATGATACGACCGGCGAAAGCGTTGTGCCGGAAGAAGCGATTAACGAAGCTGAACGCATATTGTTTCAAACCAAGCCCGGCGCTGTTGGCCGCGCAATTCTGTCAGCACGAAACGAAAAAGGAATGGTTGGCTGGGCGTTTAAGTATCTGTTCCCGTTCGTTACCACGCCGACAAACTTAATCAAAATCGGAATCAAGAAATCGCCGTTCGGATTGCTGAATGTCGGGCTTGAAGGCATTGCGGCATTACGCGGTAAGGATTCTCGATATGCCGGTGATTACGGGAAAGCTGCGTTGATAACCGATGTAGTCGAACAAGCGTTTGCATGGAGCTTGGCTGGACTTTTGTATTCATGGACTGCGCCAGGCGGCGACGATGACGAAGATTATTTGCCGCGCATTACCGGAACAGTTGCAGGAACACCAAACGAACGACGCTTCAAGATGCGGAATATACCAGCACATTCTATTCGTATAGGCGACCGCTGGTATTCGTATGCGCGCGCCGAGCCGTTGTCGAATGTATTAACATTGACGGTTGACGCGCTTACGTCCTTGCATGATGTCCGTGCCGGCAAAGGACTTGACGCCAATGATGCCAAGAAGTTTCTTTCGCTCATTAAGGACAAGACATACCTGCAAACGCTGGGCGACTTGATGCGCGGCATTGAAAATCCGGAAGACTGGACAAATCTGGCGCAGAACTTTTCATCGTCATGGATGCCGAATTTATTTAAGCAAGCCATGCGCGCAACTGACCCGATGCAACGTGATTATAGAGTGCGCGAAAAGGGACTGGCGTTTCTTGGAAAGAGTTTTATTGCGCGCGGCTTGCAGAAAGCCGTTCCACTTCCAATCGAAAGCATGCAGCCGATTGCGCGCATTGACCATTGGGGAAGACCGGTCAGCAAGGATGTGCAGTTCTTTGGATTACCGCAATCTGATATTGTTTGGAGGCTGGTTGTGCCGAGCACCGTTCAAAACATAACCAATATGACAAACATTGACCGCATGATTTTTAATTGGAACAGAGCGCAGACCGATGATGCGAAGCAATGGTGGCCGGGCAATGTCAGACCGAAGATAAAAATTCGTGGGCATGAATGGGAAATGAACGATGATCAGTTTGAGCAATATCAAATCATGCGCGGTCAAATGGCATTGGATATAGCGCAACGAATAAAATGGAATTTCAATAATCCGACAGCGCATCACATGAAAGTTTTGGAGAAGATATTTGAGCGATCAGGACGTGTGGCGAGATTGAAAGTTTTGCGAGACATTCTTGAAGAAAACCGTTTCGACCGCATAAACAAAGGGTGAAAATGAAATAAAAAATAATTTAAAAAAACGCTTGACAAGTTTTTGTGGTTTGTTAGATTAGACGCGAAAAGAAAAAATGGGAGTGGTGCCCATGAAAAAAACAAATCATAAAATACGGCCTATGCCATTGAGGGCAAAAACGCTTCTCCCTGTAGCGTCCTGCCTCACCACCTTAATGAGCATAGGCCGTTTTGCTTTCGGAGTAATATGTGCAAACATCATCCTGACAATGGCGGCAATTGCCGGTGGCACAAACTGCCAGGCAACTGCGGAGGGCTGGGCGACATGGTATTCGAGGGAGAGCTGCCGCAGGGAGGGAACAGGCGGCGAGAAAATCCTGATGGCGAACGGGAAACCGCTGGTGGACTCCAATATGACGTGTGCCATCTGGCGGACTCTGCCCGATGGCAGGGTGAAAAGGCCAGACTCGCGGCTCTTAAAAGTGACGCATCTCGAAACTGGCCGGTCAATAACGGTTCGCTGGACGGACAACGGGCCCGGCAAGAAACCGAGACGGGAGGGCGTGATCATTGACTTAACTCCGGCGGCGATGCGTGCGCTGGCCGGTGAGGACGGGATTAAACAAGGCAGGGTTAGAGTAAAAGCGGAGGAGGAAAAATGAAAGAACGATTGACAGCAAGTATGCAGACATGTTTCTTATCTTGTATGCGCAGGTATTATTATCGCTACGAGCTTTGCTTGCAGCACACCAGCGAAAGCGCAGCGTTACGGTTCGGGTCAGCATGGCACAAGGCTATGGAGTGCCGATGGAACAGAAAGACAGGAGAAGAGGCTTTGGCGGCGGCATTAGCCGAACGCCAAAACATTGATGAATTACAAGTCGCAATGCTGACTGGAATGCTGATTGGTTACTATCGCGCCTATGAAAACGACCCGATTGAAGAAATGATTGCCGAACAAGAGTTTGAGCTTTCCATAGCGCATAGCAGGTCTTTTGTTTCAGCCGGAAAGATTGACGGAATAGGCCGTTTGAAAGACGGTCATTTTGCACTCATTGAACACAAGACAACAGCCGACAGCCTTGACGACAATTCCGATTACTGGCTGACGTTACGGTTCAATACGCAGATTCTCCAATATGTTTCCGCAGCGCGCGCTTGCGGTATTCCTATTGAAGTGATATTCTATGACGTTGCCCATAAACCCGCTATCCGGCCAAAGGATGTGCCTATGCTTGACGAAAACGGAGCCAAGGTTGTTGTTGACGCTAACAGCCAGCGCGTGTTCAACAAGAACGGCGAGCCGCGCCAGAGCGCTGGCGAGGGCATGACGCTTATGACAAGGCTTGAAACAATGGATGAATATACGGACAGGCTGACGGCGGACGTTTGCGCAAGGCCGACCTTCTATTTCGCACGGCGCGAAGTGCCGGTGCTTGATAACGACCTTGAAGAATTTGAAATGCAGAGGCTTGCCATTGCGCGGCATCTGCTTTACCTGCGCAATAAATCATCGTATCAGGCATGGCCGCGTAATTGTTCGCCGCGTAATTGCTCGGCGTGTGAATACAAAGGCTTTTGTCTACAGAACATAATGGTAGATACCGCTAATCCGCCAGCGGGATTTGTCATTGGCGAAAAGAACCCAGAATTGGCGGTTAATTAGGAAAGGGGTAACTGTTATGGTTATCAAAGCAGCAGTTCAGCAACCACCCAGATTTGGGCCGCCGCCTGCCGGCAAGCAGGTAATTGCGCCGATACAAAAAACATTCGGCATCGAGGAAGGGAGGAAAGAAGGAGGCTTCAAGCTCGGCATCTATGGCGCCGAAGGTATTGGCAAGAGCAGCCTTGCCGCGTCATGTCCTGGCATTATATTTGCCGACATCGAGGAGGGAACAAAGCATCTCGACGTAAAGCGCGTCAAAGGAATTGAATGCTGGGAAGACCTGCGGCTTTGGGTGCAGTCGTTAAAAGACTGCATTGCCGGCATTGACTCTATGACACGCGCGGAAGATTGGGCGGCTGAATATGTCATTCGGACAAAGAAAGCCAACGATGGAACAAAGGCCGTTGATTCACTTGAAGACTTCAAGTATAAGGCCGGGTTGACATTTGTTACTGACGAATTCAAAAGACTGCTTGCAGATATTGATTGTGCGCGCAAACGTGGTGTGTCATTCGTTCTGATTTCACACTTGCGCGTGTCGAAGTTCAACAATCCTGATGGCTCGAATTTCTTGCGTAATGAACCACGCTTGATAGATGACCCAAAAGCAAGCAATATGCTTCAATTCGTTCAGTTCCTTGACCATCTGGTTTTTCTTGATCTTGACAAAAACATTGTGAAAGGAAAAGCTACAGGCTCCGGAACACGGACAATCTACCTGGATACATCTCCAAGCAGATTATCCAAATCGCGTGGACTCGAAAATGATCCGATCCTATTCGATTATGGCGATACAAGGTTATGGGAAATGTTGGGTGTAATTAAAGGTTAATTAAAGGTTAGTTGCGGTATAACAAAAAAAGGAAGATTCTATGCAAATCGAAAACGGAACTTATGCAGCCAATCCGACTGGAAGATCAGAAGTCGGAGAACATGAAAACGGGTGTCTTATTGTCGCAATGGAGTTTGCAGGTGAATGCGGAACTATATCAAATACGTTCTGGCTTACGACAAAAGACGGCGCAGTGAACACAAAAACTGTCGAATCACTCAAGGAAGTATTCGGATGGGATGGCGTGGATCCATTCTGGTTTGAAGACAACAATCTATCCGACATTCCTGTTGAGATTGTGATTGAAAATGAGCAATTCACAGGCAAGGACGGAGAAGTCAGGATTGCCCCAAAGGTGAAATGGGTCAATAAACCAGGAAGCGGGCGAGGTCAGATAAAGATTAAGGAGAGCGATCGTAAAAAGGTTTTATCTAAATACGGCGCAAGACTGCGTTCGGTCTCTGGTGTCAAACATGCCACTCGCAGTGCGCCTCCGTCTGTTTCAGCGCCTGCAACCACAAGCGCTCCGCCGCCAATGAAAAAGAATGCAAGCATTGTTGAGCCATTTGCTGAGCCATCAACGATGGAAGAAAGCTGGAACGCTCTTATTGAAGCGCGCAAAGACACGCCGCGCAATCAAGTCGAGAATGAATGGTTCGACATCATCAAAAACATTCATGGCGAAAAACAGCCGGACGAAATAACTCCAGAAGGCTGGGGCTTGGTCAAGCAATATATTGACAAGATTGACAAGTTGCTCGTTTAAAACACACTGCCAGGGGCGCGACTGGACAAACAACGCACATTATAATGAATGAAAAACAATCATCACTAATTGTTATGACGCGCGCAGCAATGATGCTTGCGGAAGCTAATACGATTCAGAAAGCAAAAGAACTTAAAGATCTTGCCTTAACGGCGCAGGATTGGGCGCGACGTAAATCACTTGGCGAAACTGCGGTCAACCATTGCCGCAAATATGCGCTTGAAGCTGAACGTAAGATGGGTGAAATGCTCAAGGAAACACCACGCAACAAAGGCGCGATTACGACAAACGCAAACAGCGCGGTAAACCCCGTTGACCACGCAGAGCCTGCGACCACACCGCCGACACTGAAGGAGCTTGGATTAACAAAACATGAAAGCGCAAGGGCGCAGAAGCTTGCCGAAATACCTGAAGAGAAGTTCGCTAAAGTTGTTGAGGGCGAAACGTCATTGGCAAAAGCGTTAAAGGAAAGCTCGGAGCCAATAAGCAAGAACACACCGCCGCCGCGATTTAAGCCTGCACATCCTATAGATGCGTTAGGAAAACGTGTGCCGGAAAAACTTTTATCGCTTTGGAACAGGGGCGACGAGATACAGGAAATGCTGAATGCCATTTCAAAAATTCGCGCAATCTGCGAGAATGCAAGAGAAACAAAAGACAAGCTGTATGCTGAACTCAATTTCTCGAATGCGATGGTTATGGCGCGCAACCTTTTCACTGAACTTAAAGCGACAAAGCCGTATTGTGTTTGCCCGTTATGTAATGGCGCCGGATGCCGGACATGCGAACAGCGCGGGTTGTTGGGTAAATTCCGTTATGACACAGTAGTTCCTAACGAAGTAAAATGAAGCCAAGACTATATCAGCGCGAAGCGGTTAAATCCGTATTCGATAATTGGAAAACAAACCGTTCGACAATGGTTGTTATGCCAACAGGCACAGGTAAAACTATTGTCATTTCGGCTATTATTAAAAACTGTTTCCCGAAGCGCGTAATGTTTATTGCGCACCGCGAAGAACTGATATTTCAGGCACAAGACAAGATACGGAGAATGACAGGGTTTTCAACGGCCGTCGAAATGGGCGACATGAAGGCTGATGAAACAAGCCTATTCGATGTGCCGCAGGTTGTAATAAGCACAATACAAACGCAGACAACAGGCGGCGATGGCGGCGGGAGGATGAGCAAGTTTTCTCCAGACGATTTCGGGTATTTGGTTTTTGATGAATGCCATCATTCGGTTTCTTCGTCATGGCGTAAAGCGTTTGATTATTATTGCCAAAACAAAAACCTGAAAGTTCTTGGCGTAACGGCAACGCCGGACAGACATGACGAAGAGGCGCTTGGCCAGATATTTGATTCAATCGCTTATGATTACGAGATTCTTGATGCAATACATCAGGGCTGGCTTGTTCCGATAACACAGCAAATGGCCCATATTGAGAGCCTTGATTTTTCCGGAGTAAGAACAACAGCCGGCGATCTTAACGGCAAAGACTTGGCTAATGTTCTGGAGATGGAAAAGAATTTACATGGCATAGCCGATGCGACAGTGAGCACAGTAGGGAATAAAAGATGCCTAATTTTTGCGGCATCAGTAGTGCAGTCAGAAATGCTTTGCGGAATTATCAATAGACATAAACCTAACAGCGCGACGTGGGTTTGCGGTAAGACTGACAAACAGATACGGCGCAAGGTGTTAATTGACTTTGCGGAAGGCCGAATACAATACCTTGTGAATTGCGGAGTATTTACGGAAGGGTTCGACGATCCTGGAGTTGAGGCGATTATTCTGGCAAGGCCGACAAAGAGTAGGAGCCTGTACGCACAAATGATCGGGCGCGGGTTAAGGCCATTACCCGGCCTTGTTGATTCATTTGCTGATGATGACTCAGAAGGCAGGCGAGACGCAATCAAAAACAGTTCAAAGCCTGACGCGCTAATTTTGGATTTTGTCGGAAATTCAGGACGTCATAAATTAATCAGCGCAGTTGACATTTTGGGCGGAAACTATTCAGAAGAAACGGTCAGAGATGTTATCGAAACAGCAAAACACGATGGCCGTCCTGTGCGCGTTGACGCTATGCTTGAGGAAGAAGAAGAGAAGAAACGCAAAAAACGCGAAGAAGAAAAGCTGCGCGAGGCCGCGCGCAAAGCGAAAATTATAGGAAAAGCGAAGTTCACAATTACAAACATTGACCCGTTCGACGCTTTTCAACTTACGCCGGCGAATGTATTCAGCAAGGATTCTCGCAAGCAACTTTCAGAAAAACAGGAAGCGATTTTATTAAAGCAAGGCATTGACCCGGCGCGGATGCCATATAGTCAGGCAAAACAGATTTTGGATGAACAATTCAGGCGATGGAATCTTGGGCTTTGCACGTTGAAGATGGCTGCCCTGTTAAAGCGGTATGGTTATGAAACAAAAAACATGACGATGGAGGAAGCCGGAAAAATAATTGACGGACTAAAAAAAAGCGGTTGGAAAACAGCGATATAACGCTGGGCGTCAGCCTTGAACGATAGTGAATAGGCTGGACGCCTTTGGTGGGCGTCCGGTCGGAAAGGAAACGATGGACTGTCCGAAATGCGGAAAAGACATGGGCGACCCAGTGGATACGACCTACAGCAACACAGGGCGCGACATCAGGCCGGTGAACCCGGCGCACACGGGAGACATTTACGCCTGCGAGGAATGCGAATGCAAGTGGTTGCACGACTTCATCAGCGGACAGGTGAGACGATGGGACGGATGACGGCCAACAGCAAGTTATCCAGCAGCAAACAAGAAAGCAAAGGAGGCGATGTATGAGATTTCTGGACTGTGGATGCGCTATACTGGAGAACGGGACGAGGGTATTCTGCTCGACGTGCGAGAATCCGCCGCTGCCGCCCGTGTGCCGCTGGACGCAAGACGAGGACGGTACATGGTTCAGCTCGTGTGGAGATGCCCACGTTTTTACCAATGGCACACCACGCGATAACAAGTACGCCTTCTGCCCGTACTGCGGGCAGAGTTTGAAGCAAGTAGATGAAATAATGGATAGCACGAACGCTGGAGGTAAGCAGTGAACGAGCGAAGCGAAGTGAATCGGCTTGACCGACTTGTTAGGTTGCGTGACGTCATTGACCTGTTGGCACGCGATGACCTTGGGTGTCTAAAAGGGCGGGAGATGGTAGCCAAGGTAAAGCCTTTTCACGGCTCCTGCTGCTGTTGCCAAACGTGTGGGCAGCAGTATGACGATTGCGTTTGCTCACACAATGAATTGCTCGCTGCACTAATGGCGCTTGAGCAACCTAACAACAAGTTATCCAACAACAAAGGGGGCGAGGGGTGAGGAAAACAAAGCTACATAAAACGTGCATCATCTGCGGGCAAACAGTGAGTATTATTACTGAAAACCCAAAGGAATGGTCAACAAACGGAATCGGAAGGTCAAACAGCGGGTATCTAACCATGAGGATAAAAGATGACCTCCCGCAAGACTCACAACGATCAACATTACTGCATGAAATTATACACTTGATTGCTGATATGAACTCTTTAAAACCGCTTCTCGATGATGAGACATCGGTTGCTGTTTTAGCAAACTGCCTGTTCGCTTGGATGCGTGATAACAAAGATATGGTGATGGATATGATTAAAAGAAACAGCAAAGGGGGTGCGTGATGACAGACTCAACAGACGATGTGGATTGGTATGACGGATACCTGGACACTCCAAAGCGGCGCAAGACGAAACCGTTGAGCGGCACATATCGCAAATTCCGGCATCTCGACCGCGTGTTGCGTGATTGCGCTGATTCCGACGATCCTATCCACAAGACAGCAGCAGCATTATGGGAGGCAATTGCAAATGCCAACAACAACAAGAGGGGGTGTGTATAGTATGCGGCAAACCGGCGATGACGGGCTTCAAGACCTGCGGCTCAAGAACGTGTCGGCAGGTCGCGGCGGAACTGGTCAGGGATAGAATGAAGGAGATGTTGAAGGGAAAGGGGGAAGTGTGAGGCTTGAATGGACATGCCAGTTTTGCGGGGGAAAAGAGACGTGGTTTGACAGGACAATAACGTGCCGGTCAGACGGAACGGAGGAGGGTATGAAAACAAGGTGCGTCAAATGCGGCAGGGCAACTGGTGATCTTCCGAACGCCGCAGGTCAGGGGCGGCGCGAAGCGACGTACCCTGAACCTGCTGGTTCTGCTTCTCTCGTCGCACAACCGCCGCGTGACGTGTCGGAATTGTACCACGAACTGCTGTACGCCGTGGCGCGGAAGTTCCCCGGCGAGTCACGGCACGAAACCGCGTTGCGGTACATCCGCGACACGGAGGAACGTGCTTGCGAAGGCTGATCATGTAAGCAGAACGACAAAATTAACCTGCGCGTCAACCGCGCTTAATGAAAACCCGCGACGCTTACCCGCGTCCGGTTGAATGCCTTGTTAGGAGGGAGATTTTGAAATGGAAATGAAACCATGCAAACACCTCGATTACGACGGTGAATACATTAATTGCGAAATCAAAACGTGCGCACCGGACTACCCAGACGTGCGCTACTGGCAGAGAAACAACGTGCCATACGAAGGTGCACCCGTAAAAGTTCAGTTCTGCAAGCTGCGCGGACGCATAAACGGGATTTTCGACTGTTACATCGTTGGCGAAATGTCGTGCCACGAATGTGCGCCTAACGCTGATCTTGAGGGGGATGAAGGAGGAGGAGGGAACCGCGAATGAACACGAAGGGGCGCAAGGAACAAATTGTGCGGCTCGGGCGCGGCTTGGAATATAAGCTCATCATTCAGCGCGGCAAAGGCCGCAACGCTGAGTTCATCGCAGGCGTACACTTTGCAGGCAAACCAACGCGGCGAGAACTGCGGAAATGGCGAGACGCGATTCAACGAGGCATAGAGCCGAACAGTTTGCTCGCCAAACCGGCAACAAAGTCATCGCACGGCAAGGCCAGCTCCGAGGCTGTGCGGCCGGCGGTAGCCGGTACTCACCAGCCTCTTGTTGGCAGTCTGGATTCGGGGGAGGCATGATTGAGCAAGGAACACACATTGACCTGTTCAGCGGAATCGGAGGCTTTTCCCTTGCCGCAAGGTGGACCGGATTCCGAACGGTCGCTTTCTGCGAGTGCGAGCCTTACGCCCAGCGAGTGCTGCGGAAGCACTGGCCCGACGTGCCAATCCATGACGACGTGCGAACCTTCCCCGGCGAACGCTATGCAGGGGCAACTCTTCTCACCGGAGGATTTCCATGCCAGCCTTTCAGCCTCGCCGGGAAGCGAGCAGGCAAGGAAGATGACCGCTTCCTCTGGCCTGCAATGGTTGACGTTGTTGAAGCTGTCCGGCCCACTTGGATCATTGGCGAGAATGTGCCTGGCATCGTCACGATGGAACTCGACCGTTGTGCTGCTGACCTGGAAGCACAAGGCTACGCCGTCTGGCCGGTCATTGTTCCAGCTTGCGCCGTCGGCGCCTTCCACCGACGAGACCGAGTGTGGATTGTGGCCCACCGCGAGAAGCAGGGACTGGAAGGGGCAGACGCAACGCGGCCAACACGCGCCAAAGGACGGGCTTCCGAATGCCGTTGCGATGTGGCCGACTCCAAGGGCGGGCAGATCAACGAGCGAGAACGAGGAATCGTGGCGGGCACGGAAGGATGCGGGCAAGGTATCAACACCGCCGCTCACTCTGGCCGTGAAGATGTACCAGACTGCAATAGCATCAACAGGCGGCCCGGAACCGGACGGGAAGACCGTGAGGAAGCTGGCGACTGTTGCGGGTGGCTCCCTGAACCCGACGTGGGTGGAGGCATTGATGGGTTTTCCGCCTGGCTGGACGGAGATAAACGATTGACAACACAATCCCATAAGCGTATAGTGGCTTATGTCATACAAGGAAAGGACATAAGCTATGAGACCACGCACGCCCGATCCAGAGAAGTGTTGCGAACATTGCGGGATACCGCTGAAACGAAAAGTGTTCAATGGGAGGCTGGAAGATCACTCACAATTTCTGCGACGGCGATTTTGCTCGCTTACCTGCGCCAACTCGAAGCGATGCCGATTGACGAAGCATGGCTACAGTTGGCGGGCGAGAAAGTTTCTGGGGCCAAAATGCGAAGCGTGCGGACAGGAGACAAGCCTTCACGCTCATCATCTGGATCAAGACATTTCACACAACACGCCGGAGAACGTCCAGACACTATGCAAGACCTGTCACGACTTCTGGCACTCGACAGCCAAGCGGCGTGGCAGGGCTATCGCTGGTCGTATGCCACAACTTTTCTGAATCCGTGGGGTGACGGGTGGGAGATCGGGTTACAGAGAGTGGCTACAGGGATACCCGCTCGGGTGGACCGACTGCGGGGACTCGGCAACTCGATTGTCCCGCAAATAGCTTGCGAGTTAATGCGATTTATCGTAAGGTGTGAGCATGAAAACGTGCAGTAAAACGACGAAGCTGACTGGTTTTCATAGTGGTAATTATTGCGCAGAATGTTGGATGATACACTATCCCTCCAACGCTAAAGCTCGTTTTCGCGAGGAACGAGCGTAAGCCGGAGCGCCTTGTTTGGCTCCCGTAACAGAAGGGTATGGGATTGTTGGCTTGAGAAAGGTTTGATTCAATCGAAAGGAGACAACGTGAAGACTATCAAGAAAATCAACTTTCGCGTGGAGGTTTACCCGAAAACGACCGGATACAAAATCACGGCTGCCGAAGAGGAAGACGTGTGCAATGAGATGGTGGCCGACATCAAACGGCACGTCGACAACGTGCAATGCGCGAACGTCGTCAACGACAATGACCCGGTGTGCGCGTCGTGCGGTAGCAGGTGGACTGAAGACGGCGACAGCTACAACGGTGGTTGCTGCAAAGCCGACCAAGACGCCGAGGACGCTCGCATGAAAAGGGTTAGAGACATTGTGGAGCACAACATGCAAATCTCCAACAACAACGAAAATGGGAAGGGGCAAAAATGACATTCGATGAGTTTGTAGAAGAGCTTCGGAAAGCCGGATGGGTAGGGCGTAACGACGCACAACACACGCATATCAGAGAGCTGTGGGACAGTCTATGTTACAGGGGACTGAATATCCCCCATGCCAACGCACATTTGAGCGGCGGCGAAGCCGTACGCTCGAAATAATTGTTGGCCTTCGGGCCGGAAAGGATCAAATGACAAGCGACGAAGGTATGATGAACGCGGCCCGTGTAATGCGGGATGCCGCCGAACTAAACCAGAGGGCGGCGGATCGAATCGAGGAAGCCGTCCGGCAAATGCAGATACTTTTTGACGCTGGATATGGCGGGACGGCTCCGCGACTGCTGGAAGAGCTTGAGAAGGCGAACATGCAGCTCCCCAACAACAATGATAGCCAACAAGGAAAGGAACAAACATGAGCGAAAGAACCAACATGAAAACAATAGCAATAGCCTTTACGCTAATGGCGGCAACGCTTATGGCGCAGACAAATGAAACGATAAAAGATTCATACGCAAATCTTTCTTATATATGCGTGTCGAATATGGTGTTTGCAAAAAATGTCATTTCTAAAGGGATGTCTTGTTACGTCAACCAAGACGATGAATTACGCTTAAATGCTGGCGGTAAGTTAACCGAAATTATGGAATCCGTAGAGATTGTAACAAACGTAGTGCATTGGGATGATGAAGAGCGCAGTCCTCTTCGTTTTGAGTGGTTTGTCGGTGAACCGATGCCAGGAAGCATCATAAAAGAGGCCACGCAAAAGACCGAAACAATAACCGTTGTCGAGATAAAAACACTACACTTTAAATGGGAAGGCGTCGAACGTGAAGTAAAGAACGAGCGCGTCTTGTTAAACAAGGTGAAGCGGTGGAAAAAAAGCACAGAATGGGTAGAAGAATGAAAAAAAAGAGGACACATGAGCATCAAAAAAGAGGTTGGACAGGCGACATGGGATAGCTGGCCGGTCGGTGCCCGCATGGCGATTGAACGGCTGGAGCGGAGGCTGACCGAGCAACGCCGTGATGTGGACGAGGATATGCGCGACGCTGCGGCAGAGCAACGGTGGGCAGACAAGGCCGACGCCGAAGGGGTGCCGTATGGCACGTATTGATATTGCCAACGCCACGGGTCTGCTGCGGCAGGCCCAGGAAGGAGCCTCGAAATGACGACAAACGCCAGCGGGCCTGCCGTAAGCAGCACCCGTTTGTTGGGCGTCGTTCATCCGACATACATGCTGTCGGAACACTGGCGCAAGATGACTTGGGCAGATTGGAAACGCGAGGGTGGTTGCGGGATGTCCGGCATGAGTAACGGAATGGTGTGTCATAAGCTCGGCAGGCTTGACGCTCGCACGCTTGGCGAAATCGCAGACGCATGGGCACCTGCGGGTAGAGAATTGGCACGATACGCCGAAACGCGAATGAAGACGCCCAACGCCGGGATCACCGGCAGGAAGGAGCGGTGCGGATGACTGTCCGTGTGAATCATGATGTTATCGTGGCTATTGACCGCGCTCGATGTCCTCAATGTGGGGACATGGTTTTTGTGCCGTCTGTCCGGCTTCCACCGGATGACCTGACTGATCCGGTCGTGTGGTGCCGTGACATGGGGCACTGGCAAGGCCGGTTGAGCGAGTGCGATAACATAGAGATCTCCAACAGGCAATGATAGCCAACAAAACAACAACATGAAAGGAACGAACATGAACGAATGGAAGCAATACAGACGAAAAGGCCTCAGCGAAATGCGTCCGTATGTGGCCGGTGAGAACACGGCAAGTGTCAGCATATCGGAAGCTGACAAACAAAACGGATCGCCAAAGGACGGGGACATGATAGCCCGCAATCCAAAAAACCACGACGACCAGTGGCTCGTCGCCAAGAAATACTTCGATGATAATTTGGAACCTGTATCGGGCTAACAAACACAAAGGAGCAACAATGACCGACAAAAATAAGACAGCAACATGCGTGTGCGGCAAGCAATACTACATCCAAAACGGCTACTGGGATCATAAAATGTGCGTCAACTGCCTCACCAAGCAAACAGACATCTGCGAGAGTATAACCGAGGTATGCAAAATCCTTGACCGGCTCGCCGACGTGCTGGAATACCGAGATATGTCCGAGGCAACCGACGCCGTCATTGACACGCTTGAACGGGCGATGACGGCTCGGAAGATCATCTGCGAGGAGGGGGAGGATTAGCAGCGAGATGAAAATCTGGAAAAATTTGGAAAATAGTGCTTGCAATTCAACAGCAAAGGAGGAAATGATTGATGGATGAAACTTCAAGATGGGAGCGCGTAACTATTCATAAGCCTTGCCCTATTTGTGGCAAGCCCGATTGGTGTGGCAGGATAATGGATGTGATTTGCTGTATGCGCGTTCAATCAGAACGTCCAACAAAAAACGGCGGTTGGATCCATGTCTTAAAAATCAATTCTTCAAAAAAGAGTCCTACAACACAAACAAAAACACAAAAAAAAATTAGCGAGGTATTAAAAATGTCAATGCCATCTCTTATGAATTCATGGATAAAAACAACAACACAATCAGAAACACGCGAATTCGCTGTTCTTTTAGGGCTACCAAGCGTCAAGCCTCTCGAATGCTTATCAGCGGCTTGGTCGTTTCGGCATCACGCCTGGGCGTTTCCTATGCGTAATTCAAATAACGAAATAACCGGCATACGACTGCGCGATAAGTCTGGCAAAAAATGGACAGTTACCGGAAGCAAGCAAGGTCTATTCATTCCTCAACCATTACCGCCGGCGGATTTTTTGTTGATCTGCGAGGGTCCAACCGATACAGCAGCAGCTTTAAGTCTTGGCTACTCCGCCATCGGGCGGCCTTGTTGCCGGGGCTGTGAGTTTGAAGTCAACCAAACCATCGCAAAAAATAAATTTACCAATGTCGTTATTGTCGCCGACAACGATCAGCCCGGAATTGACGGCGCTAACGCCCTTGCAAACAGCCTGTTTTGCTTATATAAAATCATCACTCTACCAAAAAAAGACATGCGCGAATTTGTGAAAAGCGGAGGGAAAAAAGAGGTCATAGACTGCATTATAAACCAGCAATTATGGAAAGGTAAATACTTGCGTGGTAAAGAGGGTTAACCGCGTAAAAAAAGCCATCGCAAACAATGACGCGGTCAACAGGGTTGACCACGCAAAAAATCAAAATGAAAGCAAATGAAAATCAAAATGAAAGCAAATGAAAAAGGGAGTAAAGGAAAGGGGAGAAAAGGGGGTAGGGGGATAAGAGGGGATAGAATTCGAGGGTTAGACTGGTAATAAAGTAAGAGATTTTAGGAAGAGTAATACTTATGACTGATATACTCAATATGCCTAAGCCGCGTGGCGGTATCGAGGCTTACGACTTGCTTAATTCTTCGGTAGCGCCGCAAGACGAAAACGAAATAACCGCTGAAACGCTCGACGTTTCGTCAAAATGCTGCTGGGGGTTACTGCGATGCAGGATGGCGGTTATAATCAAACGTCGGGCAAACTGCATGGGGTGGTTGACGGATTACGAGCGGCGCGCTATCCTGTTTTGCAAATATTGGTTGCCGCAAACAATCAAAGGGGGTGGGGGTGAGACTTGAAGATTTGCCGGAACAATACCGAAACCAGGCCGAAAGGCAGCTTAAAAATCGTGCTGCCGTTCCCGTTACCAACCTGGAACGCACTGCTTGCCGCCGACCAGTGGCGCCGAAAACGGATCCGGCAATGGATACATGCTGCCGTATCCGCGTCCATTGCCGCCGGCACAGACTCGCCGACCCTGACGGAATATCAGTTAAAGCTGTCCTTGATGGGCTTGTCCTTGCCGGCATACTTGCGGATGATTCGGCCAAACAAATCAGCGAAAGCCCGATTGTTACGCAGGAAAAAATCACAAAGGCAGAGCAAGAGACAACAATATTGACGATTGAAGAAATACAGCAATAACAGAAATGTTTTGGCCGCAAACAATCAAAGGCTTAATTGACTGCTTGCGGCCAATTTGTTTTATATGTTCTGCTGTTCCTTGATGTTTGTCATCCACTGGTTACAGAAGCTGCAAATGCTCGCTTGCTTTTTAAGATAAATCCCGATTAGCCGCCCGTCTTCAATTCTGGCGCCCTCGTCGAGTGCGGCCAGGTAATCATTGCGGAAACTGATCGGAATAATACCCCATACATCTCCGCCGTCAATAAATTCGACGTCCGGATCCCGCATAGCGTCGCCGTTCTGCTGTCCGTAATGCGCGAATGACCACAGCGTGCAAGGCGTTTCGGCAATAAACAAGCTGCCTATTTGTTCAACGCATAACGGCATAAACGATTTTGATTTAGCTATCTTGCCACCATCCCATTTTTTAGATTCCTCGACTATTTCGCGCCAGATTTTTTCTGATGTTTTGTTTAATTTTTGCATAGTTTCATTTCCTTTCATTTAAAATTTACCGTTCCTGACTCCCGCATTGAATAAGTTTGATCTCCAATTATCACATGATCAAGAACATCAATTCCGATAATCTTGCCAGCTTCAATAATTTTGCGCGTTGACTCTATGTCACCTGCGCTTGGCGTTGTATCTCCGGACGGATGATTATGCACTAAAATAATTGCGACCGCATTATCCGCAATCGCCGCCCTAAACACTTCCCTTGCATGTAGTAAGCTTGAGTTTGCAAGCCCCAGCGTGATCAAATGCCGGTTGACAAGTTTGTATTTTGCGTTTAGCGACAATACTTGCAATGACTCTTGCGACATTTCCCGCATGTCAGCGCATATTTCAGCCACTTTTTCCGGCGTTTTTATTTGAGCGCCGGACGCTTCTTTGACGCGCATCGGTAATTTGATTTTAATTGCTTGGTAATTCATTGATGATTCCCTTTCATTTTCCACAATACCAACCGCATTTTGTCAGCGTCTTGCTTTGCCGTCTCCGCCGGCAATCTATCACACCACTTTTTTGTCCGGCAAGCGTTCATCAACGACAGCGGGAACTTGATTGACGGCTGCCGCACGTTTGGCGCGCCGCCTTCCGCTATCACGTTTGGAAAGAATCGCTTTTGCCGGTCAAATGTGCCACGCGGGTGTGCAATCCGCGCTTGTCGCGCTTGGTATGCAAGCGCTCTGTCGTCCATCTGTTCTAATTCGTCTGCTGTCATTGTTTTATATCCTTTCCGAAGCCCTAAACACACTGCAAAACGGTTTAACGCGGCAAATTTTGCCGCTTATTGTTTTGTATAGCGTTAACCCGATCTCCATGAACCAGTTTGACCAAAAGACTTTAAAATACATCCTCATTTTATACCCTTTCATTTAATGAATTTTTCCGCCTGTTTCTTCACCCAGTCAACCGTCTCTTGATCATTATCAAAGAACATTTTAGGCATCAATATGTCCGCGTCTTTGTCTTCAAAAGTGTGCGTAACACCCCAGCCATCATGATTTTTAAATCCGAACTTATTGACCCAATCCGCCGGCAATCCCTCCCGCACGGCAAAATTTACTTGCCGCAATGATGCCGGATGCGATATTGCAAAAGAAATCCTATCAACATCAAGCGCGTCTTCGTGTTCCTTTAATACAATTGAGCATTTATTTATAAATTCTTTTTTGTTAGCGTGTGGCGTGTTCTGATAACCTAACACAACCAGGCAACGGATCCCGCTGGCCTCCAGAACGTCAATCAATGCGACTATCGCCGCGCCGCGCCTGAAATATGTTTTTGCATCAATTCCGCCGCGCGCTCCGCCTGTGATGGTAATTTTAATTGCCGGCATTTCACGTTTTACGCGCGCTTTTGTAATCGCGCATTCCGGATCACCGCTAACAACCCGGCCGACGTCGTAAAAATCGCCTGCTACGTCGTATTTATATCCTGACTTTGTCAATTCTTGAAAACAGATGTTTTCAAAATTCCCGGCCATTTCTTTAACTTGCCTTGCGCCATCCGGCCAACCGGCGCGCGCCATTTCAAACGCTCCATCAAACCCGGCATTCATATCCCAATCGGCGGAACTATAATTGCCGGCCTTGCCCGGCCGGATTGTTTTCGCGCGCTGGCTTGCCGTCTGGACGTATTCCGCCCATGCTTCAAAATGCTCATGCTTCAAGTGATCTGTCCATTTTATACGTTTCATGCGCATTCCTTGATTTTTTTGATACTGTCCTGGTCAAGACCTTTCCACAAAACAAGCGTTTCAACTTCCGCCTGTGCCATGCCGGCGGCCAATAATTTCGCTCCGTTTATGCTTGCGCGTGGGCTGATTATATGCCGGATGCCAAGTTCATCAGCGCGCGCCCGCATTTTCTGGACGTGTTCTGTCCAAGTGTCATTGCCGGCAATCTGTTTTTCGAGTGCTTCATCATAACGCCAATCAACAAAAGCAAACCGGTCAAGCGTGGCGCCGTCAATCTGGCAGCGGCCAACGTAAACACGATTTGCCCCGCGTCCGTATGTATTTCCTGCTGCCAAACAAACAAAATCGGCATGGCGTTTGATCATGCCGTCAGGAAATGCGCAAACGCCATTTGCCAGCGCGGAATTGATGCAAGTTAAAACGTTTGCATTGCCTGCATCAATTTCGTCAAGCAAAAAAACGCCTCCGCGCTCATACGCTTCGCGGAATAAAGATCGGATATATTTGCCATCTGGCGCAATATGCCCAGAAAGCTGGTAAATGCTTGTCTGTTCGCCGACAGAAACAGCATAAAACGGCAAGCCACAATCTGTTGCAGCTTGTTCCGCTGCTGTTGTTTTGCCGGATCCGGCTGGTCCAACAAGCCAGGCATGCGACCTGCAAGCGATTAATGTCAAAAGTGTAACGTATTGACAATGCCGTCCGGTTATATCTATTGCCGGCATTTCCGGCAATTTGACTTCATGCCGGACAATTTCCGGCTCTTTTTCGGCCAATTCTGCGCGGACAATAGCCTTGACCGCGTCCGCATCAATCGGCGCCGACAATCTAAGATGCGATTGAACTGCGCCGGCAATCACGGCTGCCAGGTCGTTGGCTGGCGCCGGCGCTGGTGCTGTTGCCGGTATCAATTCCACTTGCTGTGGCGCTGTTGCCGGCATTAATTCCGCCTGCTGTGGTGCCGGCGCTGGCGCCGGATCGGCAATTACGCCGCCGGCCTTTTGGCCGCATGTCGCGCAATACGTCTTTTTACCACGTGCTCCGCCGGCATCATAAAATATATTATCGCCGCGCTCCGTCTTTTTGCCGCACACGCAGCAGCGGCCCGGCCAAACTGTTTTGATGTAATTCATCTCCGCACCTCCCTTGTTTTGTTTTTGCCCCACGCCGCCACCAGACGGCGCAGGGCGATTGATTAATCAATAATGCGCCCATGCCAGGCGATTTCCGCCGACGCAATTGCCTCGGCTTTTGTTTTCCCGCTAACTTCCGTATCCACGCCCGCCGCGCTGAACCAACGCCAGCGGCCATCTTTATCTTTCTTGAGTTTTAATGATTCCGCTCCGTTGCTGCCGTTAATTTTAATTTTCATCTCTCTCCTCCCTTATTTTTTACCGCATTTTTTAACAAAAAAGCCCGCCCCAGATCACTCGATCTGAAGCGGGCTTATCCCGCGCCTGTCTTTCGGGCAGGCGTTCCGGCGGCTTATATTCTCCCCCTGCTTGCGCCCGGCAGGGGATTGGACGCTTATTTCGCGGGCGGCGTCCACCTCACCCAGCCCAGCCCAGCGATCT